TGCTGTTGACGTTATTTTTTTTCTTGCTAAACCAGAAGTACCATCTACTAAAGCTTTAGTCATTGTTGTTGTTATACTTAACGAATCAGTCAATAAATCTGTACTCGTTAAAGTAAGTTGTGCTGTTACTGTTGCCATAATTTTTAATTTTTAATTATTTTTGTTGTTATTAATTTGTTTTTGTAAAATATATTAATATTGTACATCCCAGAACGTAAATAGGATACATCTAAGACGTTAATATTATTTTTTGATATAATCATATCCCCAATCATATTATATACCTCTATGTTAACATTTTTATTTATGTTAATTTTAGTACTAGTAGGATTAGGATATATTATTAAGTTTTCTTCTAATGTTCTTGATAATATTGGACCAGTCCAATTATTATTACAATGATCGTAAGTTGATTGACAAATAGTGTCCCATTCGTTCTCACAACAATAATCGTCCACTGATATTACCCAAGCGTAACATGGATCGTTTAAAAAGAATGGGTTTCCAGATCCGTTTATACACCATTCCGCTGCGTAAAGACATCCTAACGAATCGTGTCCATTATTAACATTTGCTAACGGATTATAATTCCACGCGTTTGGATCCATACAGCCTTGCACTCTAGCAATACACGAACCGTTGTCAGTATTAGCCAATGAATCATAGTTAAGAGCAGTACTATCCATACAACCATAAATATAAGGAATACAACTAAAATCTTCTGTATTAGCTTCGGGATTATAATTAAGCATGCTAGGATCGGTACAGCCATAAATATAAGGTATGCAGTTTCCATTATCAGTATTTGCTAGTGGGTCATAATTAAACATAGTGCTATCTGTACACCCATAAACAAAAGGAACACACGACCCGTTATCTGTGTTCGCGTCAGGGTTATAATTCCACATAGATGGATCCATACATCCAAATATATATGGAACACAACTAGAATCATCCACATTAGCACTAGGCATATAATTCCACATCGTGGAATCAGTACACCCATATATAACCCCAATACAAGATCCATCGTCTGTGTTTGCAAGAGGATTATAGTTAAAAGCTATAGGAGATGTACAACCGTAAATAATAGGTATACATGGTCCAGGTGTGTTTGCTTGTGCGTTGTAATTAAAAGATCCATTTATCATACAACCTATAACAATAGGTACACAACCACCGTTATCTATATTTGCTAAAGAGTCGTAATTAAATGCGGTAGAATCAGTACAACCCCATACAGCTTGGGTAGTACAACTACCATCGTTATAATCTGCTACAAATCCTTGGGTATAATATTCTAAATAAGAAGAATTAGTACATCCTGGTGAATAATAACAGCTATTGTCACTAGTGTTTGCTAATGAATCATAGTTAAAAGCTAAGGAGTCTAAACATCCAAATATCTTTTCTTCACACGTATTACCACAATTTGTTATAATATTATATGGTAGTAAAGGTTGTATAAAAGGAGGTTGTATACTTATCAAAGTATCTCCCTCTGGATTTATAAAAGTAAAACCACACTCTATAGTTGTAAGACTAGCTTGTGAAGATATATGAAATCTAAACGTAACAGGATCCGGCGCAGTTAATCCTACATAATATACATCGTTAAACCCACCAGTGTGAGTAAATTCATACGATGTGTCAGGATGTATTAACTTTAGATGGGATCCTACCCAGCCGTTACCCATTAAATCGTGTAATACTAAAGTGTAAACACAAGTATCTATTAATTCCATTGTGTTAGCGTTTGGATTATAGTTGTACATTGTACTATCTACACATCCAAATATTTTTAAAGTTTGACAGCTACCATCGTCTACTGTAGCAAAAGGATTCCACTCTACATAATCATCATCAGTACAACCAAGTATAGGGGGACAAGAATCAGATACAAACACGTGTGAGGTATCATTTCCAAAAGCAGGGTCAGTCCCGTGTATTAATGTGTCATTACATTGTTTTAAATAATAAGAACCATCTTGACCTTGCCATAAACTACCATTTAATCCATCTCCATAAGTATCATAAATTGTAAATACCAATGGTCCTTTGGGTATTTGAACAGGAATAACAACTGTAGCGTAATCTGGTTGTGAATTATAATTACCACCAGAAGCATACATTGTGCCATTTGTATCTTTAATATCCCAACTGGTTTCACTTTGATATTGATCCAAGTTTATTATAACCTTAGCTGGAACCAATTGAATAGGTGGTGGATTAGGCATACACTGTGGAACAGTTCTGTTGTGTATTAAACCAGTGCTAAAAGTACTAACTGGATAGCTAATAACTGTATCACCACATATAGTTACATAATATTCACCATTAACAATCCCATCTCCGTATTGGTCTTGTATAACCCAAGATATATTAGTAATACTATCAGCTAAATATAATGTATCATAGTTCATAGTATTAGCCGAATCATAATAACCGTAAGACACGTAATCTATAGTATCACCTTGATAGACATCTTTATATAATATCCATTTTGTCTCTTGTGGATAACTATCTGTTTTTATATGTATAACAACTTCTTTTTGTGCAAAAGTTATTATTGGTAATAAAAGTAATATTATTATTTTTTTCATTTGCATTTACAGTTTCCTTTTCTATTATCACATTTTTTACAAAGCTCTCCTCTTTTTCTAGCAGATTCCTTAGACTGTTCGTCGTGCTCAAATTGGTGTGGTTTCCAATCGCCAGTGTTTCCAGCTCCATGAGTTTTATTCTTAGGACCGTCTTTCATTACTTTAGGCGTTTTTATATTTGTACTCTTACCTTGAGAATCTTCTAGTTTTTCAAAGTTTTTATACCCATGATAACCTTGTCTTTTTTCAAAAGGTACCCCAGCTTTTTGTCTTTTCACATTATCTCTATAAGGTGGATTCATAAAACCCTCACCTATATTGTCTTTTTTTTGTTTCAAAGGAGATTCCCCATGCATATATGCTCTTCTTCTACCACAACTCGTTACAGGGTGTGGATGGTTTTTTTGAATAAAACCTGTTGTTTTTGAAAATCTTTCTTGTCTTTTAGTTCCAGCCATATTAAAAATCGCTCATTAATTGATTATCTATTTCTTCTTGTACTTCTTCTCTTGTTGCTACCATTTTAAAACTTAAATCAGCTTGAAATCTAGCAACTTCTTCACCGTCTTTAAATATTATAATAGTTGGTACAACTGCTATTTTATATTTTTTAGCCTGAGTTGGGTTTTTAGCTATATCTGTTAACCCTTTGGTTTTACAATCCTCAAGATCCATAAACCAATCTACATCATTACTACTATTCCATTCCGCATTAAAATGTTTTGCTTCTATTTGACCAAAAGCTTGTGATGCCGTAAAAACTAAAATCATTAGTAGAACATACAACAATTTTGATATATCTGGTTTTTCCATTTAATTTATTTATCTATTATACAGCTTGTCTTCTATTTTATCTAAAGTTTCTTTTATTTCTTCTACATCTTTTTTAGTTTCCATAATTGTATTACGAATCATTTGATCTTTCATATCAAATTCCATTCTAGTAACTTCTGGATCAGGTGGTGCTGGTAGTTCCTTTGCTACTGCGATATCCGCTTGTAACATAAACCACATGCTAATTACTGTTGCCATTGCTGCTCCTATTCCTAATAAAGTTTTAATACTTACGTTAAAACCAGTGTTTTCATTTAATTCTTTTGCCATTTTAAAATATTGTGTAATTTAATCCCAATTTAAAATCGTACCATTCTCTATTCCAGTACTTGTTATATTTACCTTCTACAAAGTATCCTAAGTTTTTATTGACTTTTATACCATAAATTAAACCACCTGAATAATCATACCATTGATCTTCTGTTATAAAATTATGATAAGAAAATTCACTACCATCATTATAGTGCCAAGGCATTAAATTACCCCAAGCGTGTAACCATGTTTTTTTATTGTATTTATAATAATCAAAACCAAAAACTATAGAATGTTGTATAACACGATTTAATTCGTTTCTCTTTTTTTCAGTATAATCTACTAAAACCCCTGGTATAACAACAGCTTCCCAAACTTCAGGTGATGTAGCCACAATATTACCATTGGGATCTTTGTATTCGCTATTATGTACGTCTATAGTATACCCTTCTTGTATTGCTAAATAAGTATAATGTAAATTTCCGTTAGACAACATCCATTCAGCTAAAGGATCATACCCATAAGGCTCTGCTAACCTATGAACAGCTCCAATATTCCAAGATAAGTTATTTCCTTTACGATGTCTATATCTTTCTGAAGCTTCAAAGTATTCTACATCAGCAAAACCATCTTGTAAATATTCTACTTTAAAAGCAAAGAAGTTTACACAAAGTTCATTTGGACAACCATCGTCAGAACTCCAACGAATAAAATGATGTTGATCCATGTAATTCTCACCCTCTTGTCTTTTGTAGTCTACTTCAAATAAATATTCTAATCCCTTAACTTTTCCCACTGTAGCTGCGTCACTATAATTAGATTCTGTACCATCGTAAAAAGTTTGAGCTTTATTTTCATACCCAAATCTAGCTATCTTACGAAGACCAATAGTCATATTATAGTCATATGGCGTGGATATAGTTTGTGTAGACAAACCGTTGTCTACAGAAAATACGTTTACATCAGATAAAGAAGTACCACCATTTACAGCTGCGTAAAACGTAGAAAACTTTAAAAGTTTTTTAACATCTAATTCTTGAGAACAACATTTTTTTGGTGCTACACAAGAAGTTATAACTATAAATAATAATACTAATATTCTTTTAATCATCTTGACAAATCTTTCTTTTAATTATCACTTGTTTTGCACTCTTTTTAATCATGGTAAAAGCAAAACCCACTTTTATTACTAGTTTTCATACCACACCTATTCCCGTCTGATTTTATCTTTTTACACTGTGTTTTCTTTCCATCAGCACGTTGTTCAACTTTTTCGTGAACAGTACACCTATCTCCAATATTAGCAACTTTGTTTTTACACCTAGTTCCACTAGAAGTAGAAGCAGCGCAGGTTGGTTCTTTTGGTGTTTTACCTTCTTTTATGTCTTTCTTTTCTTTTTTAATTTCTTCTTCAATTGCAGTTTGTATCTTTTGTTCTTCTTCTTCTTTTTTTACCTGCTTTTTAATTTTATCTTCTATTTTCTTCTTTTGCTTTTTCTCTTCTTTAACCTCTTGTTTAGCTTGTGTTTTTTCAACATCTTCAATACCTATATCCCAACGGTTCCAACCCATCATTAAAGCTACTCTTTGCCAAGCAGCCATATCCTGTTCTACAGCAGCTTTAACATTATTTGTTTTGTTGACCATTCTATCTAAAGGAACATTTGTGGTAGCTGAAACAATATTACCTATTATTTCGTAAATAGGATTGTTAACATCTAAACTCATTTTAGGTATTATATCTTTATTAAACTTATAACTTTGAATAGCAGAATATAACTTTCTAAGTTTAGATCCAATAGGTGGAGATAAGTTCACGGCCTCAATAAGAGTATAAGCGTGATCAGCTCCCCAATCTTTTTGTTCTTGTTCGTGGAATTTTAGAATCATATTTTTCACAGTAGAAACCGCTGCTCCACCAATACCAAAACCTCTTAATAAAGAATCTAACATTGTATTACCGACTCGCAAAGATTTTTTATCTATCAACTCTTCGTCATCACTTCCTATTAAAGCAAATAAAGCCGCTTGTAATCCAGCGAATATAAAGTTTTGAATAGCTCCGTAATAAATAATTC